TGCTTTACGTGCGTGACCATGCGCGGCAAGATGTTGAACAAATCCTTTATTTTTCTCGGCTTGGTGCTGTCCATAAAGATTATTATTTTGAACCACTATCTATTCTTAGGACTTGTCGAGAAGCAGTTGAGGATAATGTAACTCTGCTTGAAGAAGCCGGATTTTCTATTGAGTTTTTGGGGAATGAATATCAAATTATATCCGACAAAAAAGGGCTAATGTTTATTTTAGGACAGATTATTAGTAATAGTGTAAAATATGCTGAAAAAAAATCTTCTCCCTTTCTTCAATTCTCAATCAATGAAGCTTCACAAAGTGAAGAAATCATCTTATCTATTAACGATAATGGAATGAGCATACCCATATCGGATTTGCCATTTGTTTTTGATAAAGGTTTTACCGGCGATACAGGAAGTTATTTAAGCCGTTCTACAGGCATGGGGTTATACCTTGTTCAAAAAATGGCTAATGACCTAACTATAAAAGTGGAAATACAGACTAATTCTTATGGTGGAACAACCGTAACCTTGACGTTTCCAAAAGTGGAACGTCCTTTCTTTCGGGAGGTGTAGAAATGCAACAACAGAGTAACGTAACAAACGGACAAAAGCAAAATTCTATTTTGGTATTGTTACTGAACTGGATAATTATTTTAGGAGTGTACCTTTTAATTCGTATTGTATTTATTGTTTTAGGCTTTCATTTATATACACCCCTTTTAGGCGGTTTACTTGCTATTATACCGTATCTTTTAGGAACAATATATTTATGGAAATCCTGTAATCAATACAAAATTTGGTTTTATGTATTGGCTATTCTTCTACCATCTATCGTTGAAAAAATCACATTATATTTGTTTGGCTCGTTTTTATATAATTTAAGTCCGACAAACATTGTTGAAGTTATGGAAACTATTGGTAACAATATGCCATATGTTAACTTCATTAAAAGTCAATCTGCACAATATTTAATCAATATTTCATTTTTTAATTGGACGTACATTATATGTAGTATTGTATTTTCTCTTGCTTGTGTTTTGTTTTTGGTAAGGCGAAAAAAGTGACTGAATAACCACAGAGAATAAATTTAGATATTGCAAATATTATAACAAATGGATATAAAATAGACTAAATCTGCCGCGCGACGGCAAAAGAAAAAAAGCCGTCGTAAAGCAGACATATTTTCACGCGCCTTTGAAACGGTGGCTTATGGAAAAGCCGCCGTTTCTTTTTGCTTAAAGCACTTTGACACTCTCTATCCCATGCAATCAGCAGGGGCGGTATATTGGGAGGTTGTCATTGTGAAAAAAGGAAAGAATGAATACATACAGATAAGGAATACCTTATCAAAAAAAGCCCGCCTCCTACAAGGGGTTATTGCGGCTATATATATGAATTGTCAAATCATCTGAATACTTCTTTTAATTCCTCTGCGCCTGTCCGAGTTTTTTCGGGCGGGCGTATTTTGCGTTTACAGAAGATTTTTTCAAAAACTTTGTCCTCTTTTTGGCAAAGCAAAAAGTCGCCTGTATTATCCCGCGAAAAGGGGAGGTACTACCGCCTTTCGGCAGAAAGGAGGTGAACACCATGACACCTAATCGCAGGGAATTTGAAAAGCAATGTGCGTTTCAAAAGTTCTGTAAATCAGTGCTGCACAACGAAGCGTGCAACGCCCATGAAGAAATTCGTCGGCGCAGAGTTCGGGAGGTTACTTTTTCCAACCTTGCCTTGCATGAGGAACGGCAACTTTATACCGTCGATAAGTATTTTCAAGACGAAGAAGCAGAGCCGTCTTATCAAATGGCAGGAAAAGAAATAACCCCAAAACTGCTACTTGAAGCTATCCGGGCTTTGCCCGAAGAACGGCGCAAAATTATACTGCTGTATTACTTTGAGGGATTGACTGATATAGAAATCGGAAAGCAACTCAATATCTCAAGAAGTACGGTACAGTATCGCCGGACAAGCTCCTTTGAGCAGTTAAAAAAATATTTGGAGGAAAACGCTGATGAATGGATTGAATGGTAAACCGACCGAGTACCCGGAAAATGCCCTTGTTCCCTATCCCGTTATTTTGGCGGCGAGCAAAGGCGACCCGGACGCAATGAAGATTGTATTGCAGCATTTCAGCGGCTATATAGCAAGTCTTTCCATGCGGAAGCTCTATGATGAGCGAGGAAATGTTTATTTTGGAGTAGACGAAGAAATACGCGAAAGGCTGCAAGCAAAACTGATGAGGGCAATCCTCACATTTAGGGCTGAATAAACCAACGCGGTATTGGAACGCTTCTCCCTTTTCCGTTCCATATCGCAGAACAGCTCTCTGCTCTTTGACAAAGAAAGCGGCGCAATAGAACGGCGACGCAGTATAAGGCAAATCGGATACGTTCCTTTTGTGCCGAGCCATGCGGTGGGTACGCCATGACCTTTTTCTTAACCGAAAAGCGAGCGAGAAATACCACACCGTAAAGCAGGGATAGCACCCTGCGGGCGATAACGCACAGAATATATAATGATACTTCCTTACAGCCATAGTCCGAGCGTTAGAAGCGTCGCAGGCAATGGGTAGGGCTTCGGCAGACCGCCGGAGGGGTGCAAGTCCCATGAGGTTACGCTAATAGCCGTCCGATTAAAGCCTATGTTACACATTAACTTTTGACCCATTAAGAAAGGGGGACGACAAATTGAACAATAACGACGTGCCGATTTGGGAAAAGTACACTCTTACCATAGAAGAAGCGGCAAAATATTTCCGTATCGGAGAAAGCAAGCTGCGGAAACTGGCAGAAGAAAATCCCGTCCCGGACTGGGTAATGATGAACGGAAACCGTATTCAGATTAAGCGGAAGCAGTTTGAAAAAATGATTGATACGGTGGACGCAATCTGATAGTGAAATCGAGCCTTGAATGTGGTACAATGTAGTCAAGCATATCAAGGCTCTTTCCATTATGGAAAGGAGCATAACGATGTCGGAAAAAAGACGGGATAATAAAAATCGTATTCTCCGCACCGGAGAGAGCCAGAGAAAAGACGGGAGATATGCCTACAAATATATAGACACCTTTGGGAAACCGCAGTTTGTTTATTCTTGGAAGTTAGTGCCTACGGACAAAACCCCGGCAGGAAAGCGCGACGATATAGCGTTGAGGGAAAAAGAGAAAGAAATCCAAAAAGACCTTGACGACGGTATCGACCATATCGGAAAGAAAATGACTGTCTGCCAACTCTACGCAAAGCAGATACGCCACCGGGCAAATGTGCGGCATGGTACAAAGCAGGGGCGAAAACAGCTCATGCGGATTTTGCAGGAGGATAAACTTGGAGCCTGCCGGATTGAAAATGTGAAGCTCTCCGACGCAAAGGAATGGGCGTTACGCATGAAAGAAAAAGGTTACGGCTTCAAAACTATCAACAACCACAAGCGTTCCTTAAAGGCTGCCTTTTACACAGCCATACAGGACGATTGTATTCGTAAAAATCCGTTTGACTTCCAGTTGAACACAGTCCTTGAAGATGATACAGAACCAAAGGAACCTCTATCCCCTACGCAGGAAGCGGCTTTCTTGTCCTTTGTGCAGCATGATAAAGTCTATCAGAAATACTACGACGAGATTATCATACTGTTAGGGACAGGGCTTCGCATTTCGGAACTCTGCGGATTGACGGAAGCTGACATTGACTTAGACAAACAGCTTATCCATGTAGACCACCAACTTTTGAAGATTGCAGACGTGGGCTACTATGTGGAAACACCTAAGACGAAAAGCGGCAACCGGGTTATTCCTATGAGTGAAAAAGTGTTGGAAGCATTTCAGCGGGTGCTGAACAAACGGAAATATGCACAGCCTGTTATTTTGGAGGGCTACACAAAGTTTCTGTTCCTTAACCGGAACGGCTTGCCAAAAGTGGCGGTCAACTATGAAAGTATGTTCCGGGGGCTTGTAAGGAAATACAACAAAACGCAAAAGGTAGCATTGCCAAAGGTAATGACACCGCACACCTTACGCCACACATTCTGCACCACGTTAGCAAATGCAGGAATGAACCCAAAGGCATTACAGTACATCATGGGACATTCTAACATCAACATGACACTGAACTATTACGCGCATACGACTTCCGAAACGTCGATAACAGAAATGAAGCGGCTGATTGCATAAGTAGTAAACGGAGAATTTACTACTCCACATACTACTTTTGAACATCAAAACATACGGGGATATAAGAAGATTTGAGAATATCTTCCATAACGAAAAATGCCGGAAAAGCCTGTAACAATAGGCTATACCGGCATATAAGAACTTTTGAAAAGATAGTCAAAAATTACTTTGTGATTTACTAAAAAATATGAAAGAGGATGATATTTCTATTTCTGCGATATGTGATTATGTGACATTAATTGAAACAGATGAAATATATGATGGATATCGTACTATATACCAACAATACTTCGCAGACGAAGGATGTGATTTTATGATATCATATAGTGCGAGTGGAAATTCCAGAGTTATCTTAAATGAGAATGAGGAAATAATAGAAATTCTTGTATATGACAGACTTTCGGAAAATGAAAAATGTGAATTATATGTTTGGTACAGAAGTAAGAAAAACGTAGATGGTTCATGGCATATCTCAGAGGCAGAGATTCTTGATATATTTGCTTATAATGTGTCTACAAAAGATGTGGTTAGTAGCGGTAAAACATCATGGTCAGCAACCGGAAATGAAAAGTATTATGAAGTAACAGGCGAAAAATAAATGAAATCGGGTAAGAGTCAGTTTGCGTAGTTGACTGTTACCCGATCTCTTTATTTCCAGATATTCATGTCTGATAAGATAGACATGGTTATTTCAGTTGCGTTGCCTCCGGTAGCATCGCTGTCTGCACCAATGTTAGTAGCAAAAAAGTATGTATTATCTGCAGTTTCGATATAACCGATAAACCATCCGTTCACATCCTGGCCGTCCACACGGCCAGTTCCGGTCTTTCCGTAGAATGTTCCGGCATCGGAAGAGGAAAGGCAGATGGCATCTTTTACTGCATTGACGTTTTCAGGGGCGAAGCCAAAACTGTTATTCTGTAGCTTGGTTAAAAGTTCGACCTGTTCTATTGGAGAGATCTCCAAGGATGATTCCATCCAATAAGTGGAGAAATCACCACTCATGTTTTCGTTACCATATCCGATTTCTTGAATATAGCTGTAAACGTCAGAGAATCCAAGTTGTTCATCTACTGACTGGAAGTACCAGTTAACGGAGGAGTTCATTGCAGACTGTAAGGTCTGATCCGCATTCCATGCTTCAAATGGATAGCTTTCTCCATTCCATGCAATAAAGGAGTTTTCTGGTGTAATGACACCTTCTTCCAAGCCGAACAAGGCATCATATATTTTGTAGGTGGAGTTTGGTGCTACTCGCAGGGTAGCATGCTCCTTGTCATGTATGCTCCATGCATCTTTTCCAAAATCGTATAAAACAAAGCTGCCTTCGTATTCTCCGAAGTATGTGGAGAGGTCTACATAGGAAACATTCTCAGAAGAGGAGTCCCATTGGTAGTAGTTTTCGTCTGCTGCGTATGTAGAAATAAAAGGAGCAAAACCTAACAGGAGAACAGCAGTCAGTACAAATGCCGTCATACCTTTTAGCCTTTTTGTAAATGTTGGCTTCTCATAAGATGCAATATTGATAATTCTCCGCTTCATCTGCTTCATGTTTCCACCAAGGCCGGCAGCAAACGGAAAAGGAGTAAGAGAAACCTTTTCAGCAAAGTTAATCAGTGTATTGCCATAATCCTCGTAAGCATCCTCTTCAAGCATCTTTAAAACAGAGGTGTCACAGGCAACCTCTCTGTCATTACGCATTTCTTTCAGAGCGTACCAAACAAGAGGATTGAACCAATATACCACTCCAGCAAGGTTCATCAGATAACTGGCAATAGCATCATGGTGCTTGTAATGCTGCAGTTCATGTAACAGCATATACCGCATATCGGATTCGTTATAATCAGAGATCAGATGAATCGGAAGATAAATACACGGTTTCAAAAGTCCAACAATAATCGGGGATTTCAAAAATGCGGTACTGTAGACAGGAATATCTCTGTGAATCCCCATCTCTTCTAAGCAGTGATGATACAGTCTGCGGACTTCCTTGTTCTGAAGGGGAAGTGCAGATTTCTCCAAGTTGCGTAAACGGAGAGAGGATTTGATTACCAAAATAATCATTGCAAGAATACCTACAATCCATATCCCTAATAATATGTATCCGGCAATGGATGGAGCTTCGCTATTTACAGAAAGGGTAAAGTCATTCATCCAATTTACATTTCCGGTTGGATCGACCCCAATGGTTTCTCCCATAGCAGTTCCAGTATTGGAAGATGGAGAGCTTCTCAGGCTACCGAGCCACGAGAAGATTTGAGGAAATCCGATTAGACGGAACGGTATAAAGGGAACTACCAACAAGCCAAGCAGCAGGAACCAAAGATTATACTGCATCCGGCTGGAAAGGTTGTTTTTGAATATCCGCTTGGCTATCAAAAGAATTCCGATGATACCGCTGATAAATACGTTGCATATTAAAAAGCGTATCATAAAATCAGCCACGTTAATTGCCTCCTTTTTTTGACCTCTTTGAAAGAAGGGAGCGGAGAGTGTTTATTTCTGTTTCAGACAGTCTGTCATTTTCTATATATGCAGACAGCATGGCAGTGATATCCCCGTCATAGTATCGTTCCAGAAAAGAATTGCTTTCCTGGCCGATGTATTCGCTTTCCTTCACAACTGGGGTGTAAACAAACACTCGGCTCTGTTTTTCATAAGTCAGAGCGCCTTTGGTCACAAGGCGTTTGATTAAAGTCTGTATCGTTTTCGGACTCCAGCTTGTGGTCTGTAATAATTTATCTGTTATTTCATTTGTACTGATCGGCGCATGTTTCCATACGATTTTCATAACTTCAAATTCAGCTTCAGAAATCTGTGGTAAATCACTCATTTCAAATCCCTCCTTAAATCTTACGGATGTAATAAATGTATTATAGACGTTATTTATGTGGTTGTCAATTTCAGAAAAAAGATATTGACTTGAAATCTTACCTGTGTAATAATTGAAATATTACAAGGGTAAGATTTAGAAAAGGCAACAAAAAGAAAAGAACCAGAATCACAACGGATTAGCTGGTTCCTTTACTCGTTTGAATTACCTCTTTTATGTATGAGTGCTAAGAGGTATTCAATTGCTGGAAGAATCTCGGCTGCCTCTTGCTCATCACATTCCTGTAGCATCAATAACAGTTTTTGTTTTTTCAACCCGTCCGTTGCAGTGGCAGGGTGGAAAATCTGGTCTGCAGGAATGTGTAAATAAACGATGATCTGGCACAATACTTCGAACTTGGGATTACCACGGTCGTTTTCAATATTCAGTATTGTACGTTCATCACAACCTATTTGTTCAGCTAATGCTGCTTGAGATAGATGGGCTTCTTCTCTGGCAGCCCGAACTACCTTCGCAAGATTTTTTACATAGTCATGCATTACAATTCACCTCAGAGATAGTTTACACTACAGGTTGGATATTATGAATTACATCAAAGTACAGGTATGAGATGAAATAAATTACACCATAAAAGGAGAAATCACATGGACACAGGAAAGCAACGTAGAATGCGATGTTTGTTGAAGTTACTGAAAGGCTCTCTGATGGGACAGCATGCAATATTATCCGCTTCTGCATCCAAACGATGGATGAACTGTACCCCATCTGCATTGTTGGAGAGGCAGTTTGCGGACGAGGAAAGTATCTACGTAGCGGAGGGAACTGCTGCCCATGCTCTTGCGGAACATAAGCTGAAACGGTTTCTCAAAAAGCGTTCCAAACGTCCGGTGTCTGATTATGACTGTGACGAGATGGAAGAATGCACAGATGATTATGTGTTCTTTGCAATGGAGCAGATTGAAAAGGCGAAGCAGTCATGCAGTGATCCGATAGTGATGATTGAGCAGAGGCTGGACTTTTCCAGATGGGTGCCGGAAGGATTCGGTACCGGGGATTTGGTTATCGTAGCTGATGATACTTTATACATTGTGGATTTGAAGTACGGAAAAGGCATTGCTGTATCTGCAGAATGGAATCCACAGATGCTTTTATATTCTTTGGGAGCATTGGAACTGTTCGATTCCCTTTATGACATTGAAAAGGTTAACATGACCATTCACCAGCCGAGACTGGAAAATGTCAGCACCTTTGAAATTACGGTTCATGACCTCATGGAATGGGCAGAGCAGGAGTTGATGCCGAAGGCAGAGATGGCAGCCAAAGGCGAAGGGGAGTTTGCAGTTGGAGATTGGTGTCGTTTCTGTAAAGCGAAAAATACCTGCCGTGCCAGAGCAGAAGAATATTTGCGATTGGCACAAATGGAGTTTAAACCACCGGAGCTTTTGTCAGAGGAAGAAATCGCAGAGGTTTTGAAGGTAGCGGATGAACTTGCCAAGTGGTCTGCAGATGTTTATGCCTATGCACAGGATGAAGCGATTACACACGGAAGGGTATGGAACGGATTCAAACTGGTAGAAGGCAGAAGTAACCGTAGAAAAAGGTATCCGGCAGAAACTGCATAAGTTTCCGATACCGGAATCCGAGATGGCATTTTACCGTTTGGATCAGGAAATTAACGACAGGGGAGTTTTAGTTGACAGGGAATTGGTAGAACAGTCGATTACCTGTGACCTGTTACATAAAGACATTGTGACGAACCGTGCCTATGAGGTAACGGGACTTGAAAATCCAAATTCCGTATCGCAGTTGAAAGGATGGCTATCAGAACGTGGAGTGGAAATCGACAGTCTATCCAAAGGAGCGGTTGCAGAGCTGATTGAGGATGCGGATGGGGAAGTGCTTGAGGCTTTAAAACTCCGGCTTCTCATGGCGAAAACATCGGTAAAGAAGTATGAAGCGATAGAACGGTCAGTGTGTTCGGACGGAAGGGTACATGGATTGCTGCAGTTTTATGGGGCAAATCGTACCGGCCGGTGGGCAGGAAGACTGGTGCAGGTACAGAACCTTCCACAGAATCATATCAGCGACTTGGAACTAGCCCGTAGTCTTGTCAGAAGAGGGCAGTTCGAGGAATTGGAATTATTCTACGAATCCACACCAAATGTACTGTCTGAATTAATCCGTACTGCATTTATTTCAAAAGAGGGATGCAGGTTTATTGTTGCGGACTTTTCAGCCATCGAAGCAAGAGTGTTCAGATACAATTCTTCTCCATCTTTATAAATAGAAATTGCTTCTGCCCAAATCTGGTCTACCGTCTCAGGAGTCAGATCCCATCCCCGATACTTCCCTTTTCCAGTCACATGCACAGGCCAAAAGCGTCTGTTTCCGGTAACATCACGCAGGAATCCGCCCTCTGAGTTTGTACTTCCCACAATCACACATTCCCTCGGATGACTCTCCACCGTTGTTCCATATGACTGCCTGTATTTATCATCTGTCCGGGTAACAAAAGATTTTACAGTTTCCACATCTACCTTTTTGATACCCGCAAGCTCTCCCAATTCCAATAGCCAATACCCCTGCAGTTTCTCCGCAGCAGTTTTTCCATCCTTCATATCAGAAATCGTAAGGGAATCCGAATACAATTCCCTGCCCAGTTTGGCAAAGAACGTGGATTTACCGCAGCCCTGCGGACCATTCAAAACCAATACCGAATCGAACTTTACCCCCGGTTCATAAATACGGGCTACCGCCGCTACCAGAGTTTTTCTCGTAACCGCACGGACATATGGTGTATTTTCCGCTCCCATGTAATCGCTCAGCAGACTATCAATCCTGCTGCATCCATCCCAAGATAACGTGGAAAAATACTCCTTGACCGGATGATAAAGTCTCTCAGACGATACCACTGCAAGCAGAGCATCCTTAAATTTGGTAGGTGACCAAATCCCATATACCCTTTCAAAGTACAATTTCGCACAGGTAATATCTGCATCGCCCCATCCCTTTTTCACCTGCGCCCACGGTAATGCTCCAATAACATCCAGTGCATTTTTCAACTGATTAAATACGATAGGTTGTAGGTTCTCATCGAAACGGATAATAGTTGCAATATTGGAAAGTGTGTCTTTTACTTTGCCCTGACGATCCAAGTCCAGCATAGTCTGCCACTCCCCAATATCCGCATCAAATTCCTCACTTGCTGCCTTTTCCCTTTCCTTTGCCAGTGTCATTTTTACCTGTTCATCCGATACTGCAAAGTCACTCATAGCCTTAAAAGATGGCAGCTTTCCTGCATCCGTTCCTTCTTCTGTCTTATCATCCTGCTCCCCAAACTTATGGATGCGGACAATGTCAAATGCATTCAGCAGCTTCCCACAAGCCGGATCAGTGGCATGATGGGAATACGCAAACTTCCCTTCATAAATCACCACCCCTGCCTGTGAATCTGCCGGGATATAATCAAATCGCTCCGGCATCATGCTTTCCTGATACACATCCGGCAGAAATATACGGATTGCCTCTTCTATAGAATAAGTCCGGCAGAATGCACCTACGATTCCTTCCTTCGACAACGGATCAGCCTGTTTCTTCATCTCCCTGCTGACAACTGCTTTTTGTCTGCTGCTGACAGGCCATGAAGAAGAGTCCCTCCAATCTGCATATCGTTCCAACACGGAATCCGGATTCAAAAATGTTCCCGGAATATCACGGAAAAAGAATTCTCCATCTGCAGAGGTGGAAGGCCAATACATGAGGCGGCTTGGTTCGTAGGTTGTATCATCAAACAACTCCATGCCGATATCCTCTGCCACTTTTCTTGCCACTGCTGCATATTCATCCGGCGATACAGTCCTTGATAACGGAATAATCAGACGGAGCCTTGGTTTCTCCGGTGTGTGTTTATGGGTAGAGTAGATCAAGCATCTGAAATCAAAGAACATTTCTATCTGTTCTGCAATATCCTCTGTGGCATAGTCCATATCCAAAGTCAGACCAGAACGGAATAATACATTTGCTTTCTTTCTCCTACCGCCTTTCAACTTGCCAAGCACAAAACCACCCACATCTTTGATAGCATCCTGCTTTGCCTTGCTCATCTTCCGATACTGTTCCATCGTTTCACTGGTACGGACAGTATGAGAGAGACGCTCCAAAAACTCATCAATCTCCATCTCCTGTCCGTTCCACTTCTTTTCCATTCGGGAATTTCCTGTTGAAATATACAGTTTCATCCTGCAATCCCTCCTAATCTTTTTTATAAAATCTGCACTCGTAGCCATCGGCACGAAGCGGAAGCCCGTGTACCCAGGAAGGTGGCTCTGCCATAATCTGGCATACCTCTTCTACAGACGATTCTCCTTCCGGCACTTCCAATACCGCTTCATCGTGTACATGAAATACAATGGAGAATCCTGCTTTCTTCAACCGCATCATAGCTTCTGCGAGAATATCCCGGCTGGTACCCTGCACGATATTCTCCACCAGCTTCGGCCCGTAAGTATCCATTCTTTCCCATTTCTTGTTTTCTCCCACACCCTCATAGGTCAGTCCGTCCCTGCCATATTTGTTTACACCCATTCTGGGTTTTACATAGGCAAGTTTCCTGCCGGATGGGAGCATAGCAAACAAAATACCGGAAGCATACTGAAAACGAATCAGTCCGACCTGTGTTTCTTTCTTTTCACGGACTGCCCTCATAGCTGCCTCATCCACATCCCACCAAAACTGTGTGATATGCGGATTTGCATTTCTCCATGTAGATACCAACCCCGGAAGTTCTTCTTCACTAAGTCCCATTGCCAAGGCTCCCATTGAAGTCAATGCTCCGACTGCTCCTCCGTATCCAAGGGCCAGTTCCGCAATCTTTCCTTTCTGGCGCAACGGAGAGCCTTTTGTAATTTCCTCTATCGGAACTCCAAACATAGCAGATGCCGAAGCCTCATATATTTTTCCGTGTGTAGCAAATACATCCAGTCTCCACTGTTCCCCTGATAACCATGCCAAATGGAGCAGTCTACGATGAGAACCACAAAGTCCGCTACATTCATGATAAGAAACTGGATGTATTGGAAGATTTAATCGAGGCGGCGAATGGAAAGCCTGTGTTGGTGGCTTACTGGTATCAGCATGATTTGGATAGAATTATTGAGCGGTTTAAGGCTGTGCCTCTAAAAGCAGCAGGTGACATCCGCAAATGGAAAGAAGGAAAAATCCCGGTGGCAGCAATCCATCCGGCATCTGCAGGACATGGACTGAACATACAGGACGGAGGTCACATTCTGATTTGGTTCGGGCTTACGTGGTCTTTGGAATTGTATATGCAGTGTAATGCCAGACTGTGGAGACAGGGGCAGAGGGAAACGGTAATGATTTATCATATCATCAACAAAGGAACATTGGACGAAGATGCCATGCGGTCATTAGAACAGAAGGACTGTGGGCAGTCGGCTATTATAGATGCAGTAAAGGCAAGGATTGGAGGTGTGAACGGTGAGAGCAGAAAGGATGATTAAGGAATATCCGAAAATGAAAAGAGAACTATCGGTATTGGAGTTCCAGTTGAGCCGCTGTGAGGGAATTGATTATGACACCGTCATATCCTCCCTTACCTTCTCCAAGCCGGAAGGAGAAAGAGTGCAGACAAGCGGTGTTTCTGATGTGACTGCAAGGGCAGCACTTGCATACCGTAAGGTGGCAGACAGGATGAGTGATGAGTGGTTTGCTTATCTTGCGGAGCAGTATGGACAGATAAAAGAAGAGTTGGATTTTTTTGAACATGCTGTGCGTGGGCTTTCCGGGAAATTGCCGGAAATTATGTGGGACATGGTAGTGGAGCGTTCCACGTGGGAAGAATTGATGATGAAGTATCATATCAGCCATACAATGGTGGCAAAATATCGCAAGAAAGCAATAAAGGAATTGGATGTGCTGTATGAGGAAAGAGACAGGCAGACGGAAAGTTTTATTTTGAGGTGAGGCTGTGAGACGAGGCGAAGTTTACTTTGTAGATTTTGGAAAAGACAAAACAACACATAAACAGTGTGGCATCCGTCCGGCTGTGATTGTGAGTAATAACCGGGGAAATGGTCATGGACCAACGGTAACGGTTGTTCCGCTTACAGGTAATATACATAAAAGACCTGAAATGCCAACCCATGTGCAGATTCCACTTTCCGGCTGCGTTGGTCTGAAAAGACCGAGTATGGCATTGGCCGAACAGGTCGATACCGTAGATAAGGTAAAAATCAAAGATAAAATTGGGGAAATACACGATAATCTTCTGATGGAGCAGATCACAGTTGCCCTTCAGATACAGATAGGCGTTTTTGAAGAATATAACTAATACCGGGGTGGGATTGTGTGTCCCACCCTTAAATTATGCAACAGTTCGTTTCGTTAATCTTCATCATTTAGTTCTGGAATATGGCAGGAGCCAAGAAGCAGTTCTTTGCAGTCTGAAAAGCCGAGCATATAGGCAAGTTCTCCATAGCGTACCCAATTGGCACTGCGTTCATTGACATACTGGTCGATTAAACGCATCGTTTCTTCCGGCAGATTAAGAGATGCCAGCTTTGCAGCATAATCGTCTGCCCTTTCCTTGGACTGTATAAATACAGCATCCTCTTTTGTAATCTTGTGCAATGCTTCTCCCATTCGGGTATCCATCAGTTGATAAAGTACGGATTTGTTATCCATGTAATCGATCCTTTCACCATGAGGTCATATTAACTCTGAATTGGTAAGTTATCAACCATAAAGATAGCATTACCGAATATTTAAAAGTTACCCCTTTTTGCTGTTCGGTGGTGTACTAAAGGTGTACTAAGTGTGCATTGTCCGGTGTACTGACATGAAGCATTTTTCGTGATATAGTGTAGGCGTGAAAGATTAGATGCGGACTGAACCCTATGCGGTTTGGTCTTTTTTCTGTCTTTTACAGGGCGTGGGTACGGGCTTTATCCTTTCACCGTACCCGGTACATAAGAAAGGAGCGTGGTGCTATGCCAAGGAAACCAAAGAAACCGTGTAAGCATCCCGGCTGTCCGAAGCTGGTGGAGGGAACGTACTGCGAGGAACATGCTTTGATGCATGGGCAGGAACGAGGAGATTCAGCAGTGCGAGGGTATGACAGTAAGTGGAGGAAGGCAAGGGAATGGTGCGTATTTTATTGGAACGGTTATTGATTTGGAAGAAAAGACCGTACAGAGCCTTGTCTGTGACAGAAGTACAGGAGATGTGTTTCAGACAGCAATCCGTTCTTTTACCGGGGAACTGAACCCTTCCTGTACTGCAGATATTGTCATGGGAATGTATGCAGATAGTTACTACTTTGCCGGAGGATTTGATGATTGGTTTTACGAAACAGATTCTGATCTGACGATTGGTGATTTGGAAGCACACTTTCTTTCCGGCTTATTGGCAAATGGTGCAGATGCGGACTCGTCTGTGGATGCCATATCAAATCCGGGCAGTGTGACCTTAAAGCAGACGGACGGTGTATATGCAGAGAGCGGTGTCCTCTATACAAGGATTTTAGACCTTTGGGAAGGTGGTCTTGCCGGAGAGGGAAAGATACAACTTGTCGGTACGGTGGATGCAGGGATCACATCTATTTCGGAAGTCAAAACAAGAACATCTGACTCTCTGGAAGATGCATCTTTTTCAGATTGGGAAGCGGTTGGAACGGATGGAGTGATACAATCTCCAAACTTAAGATACATTCAGATACAGATGACTCTTTCTACAACAGACACATCCATGACACCGGAACTGACGGCAATTCAGATATATGAAACACCAAAGGCTCCTTATTCTAAATTGGGATATGCAAGGCCAGTGGTGTTAAGTGATAGCGGTATCAGGGAAGCAGTATTGGAAAATGCCTATGATATTATCGTTACGAGCGAACTGAATGGTTCTGACTATTTGGAGTTTTCCATTCCATTCAAAGATGGGAAGCGATCATATCTTGATAATGAAAAGAAACTGCAGATTACTAAGGACATTTACCGTATCCGAACTGTCACGGATGATAAAGGCGAAGACGGAAACACAGTAACGAGCATTTATGCGGAAGCTGCGTTTTATGACCTTGCGTATTCTGAAAAGAAAAGTGAACAGACCTATGAAGCGGAAACAGCAGAAAAGCCGATGGCTTATGCACTGCAGGGAACAGGATGGAGTGTTGGGAAAATAACGGTATCAACCAAACGTTCCTGGCAGTCCACGGATAAAAATGCCCTTTCCATGCTCCGTACCATTCAGTCCATTTATGGTGGTGATTTGGAGTTTGACAATGTAAATAAACAGGTCAGCCTGCTGACACAGTCAGGTAGCAACAGCGGTGCTGTGTTTGCTTACCGCAAAAACATGAAATCCATACAGAGAGTTGTAGACACCCGAAGCCTTGTAACAAGGCTTTATGCCTATGGTGCGATGGTATGACCTTTGCAAGTATCAATAACGGAAAGGAATATGTGGAGAATACCGAATATTCATCCGAAATCAGAGTATCTACTCTGGATTGTTCTTCTTTTACGAATCCCTATCAGATGCTTGAATATACCGAAATGAGACTGGCAGATTATTCAAAACCGAGCATTTCTTATGTCATACAGGTAATGAATCTGTCGGTGTTAACAGGATGGGAGCATGAGAGTTTTGGTATTGGTGATGTGGTAACTGTGGATGACAAAGACTTGGGAATCCGAATCAGTACCAGAATTATTCGCATGGACTATAATGTGCAGGAGCCTTGGAAGACAGTCATTGAGCTTTCCACCAAATTAAAGGAACTGGGTGATTCTTCTGCTTCATGGGAGAAGGCAGCAGATACCCTCTCCTCATCAGATTTGCTGGACAGACAGGAAATGAAGGATTTGGTGGTAAACAACCATCTGCTGAATTCCAGAGCAGATGACGGATTCAGCTATTGGCAGAATTCCGGTTTTGATGTAGACGGAGAGAATGGTGCTTCCGGCAATGCAAGTTTTAAGTGTGTGGGAGCGTTGAATACCACAAAAACATTGTCGCAGGAAGTATATCCGGCTACCAGAAGCAGCTACACAGTATCGGCAAGCATAGCCACAGAGAATCTGAAAAAAGGTGCGAATGGCAGAGTTGGCATTGAACTTGTGATTGAATACGAGACTAACTATTAAAAGTCAAGCCTTAAAATGATATTTTTTGAATAAAGTACAGAAATGTATTTTAGATATATTTGGAA